GATACATCCTACACTAGATAAATAGTAAAGTCAAGCACTAAATTCACTTTTTTTCAAAAAAATGCATAAAAAAACCCTTATAAATCAACGCTATTTAATATTTTTTGTTCTTACTTTGTTCTTTTTAGCGACCGGATGCTCAAAAACAGTAAAAAATTGTGAAATTAAGCCAGATTTAGAGCGAATCGGCGAATCAGCTCAAGAAAATTTAGAAAATTTATCTGAAACAGAATTAAGAGCAATGAAAATGAGTTGTGGTTTCTGATATAAATAGTATTATGACTTATTGCAACAATTGTGGCCACGAATCGCATTGCGGAAACAAACTTATCAAAGATGATATTGAGGTTTGTAAACATTGTCGTTGTGATAAGTGCGAATCAAATTATGAAGACGAAGAAAAGTATAATATAGAAAGTTAATATGAGCAAAATGAGATTATTTAAGTTTTGGAATGCAAACGGTGATGAAAAAGAAAAAGAAGCGATAAGTTTAAAGAAAGCAACTAAGTCAGTACAAGGCGATTTTAAAGATAAGATGATAAGTGTTGAATATATCAGTAAAAAAGGCAAAGAGATGTGTCATTCTATTATAATACCAATTGGTAGAAAAATAAGACAATCAATTTTACAAGAACAAAGAAGATTAGCTTTAAAAGCAAAATTAGGGAAATAGATGTCAAATGCCAGCCGTTAGTAGAAAAGGTGATAGTTTATCTACTGGTCATATTTGTACCAGTACAACAACCTTAGATACACCAGGTCAGGGTACAGTATTTGCAAATAGTATATTGGTTGCAAGAATTGGTGACCCTACTGTACCACATCCTAATCCACCAGCGCCACCTTGTCCAGACCATGTAGCAAATGTAAATGTAGGTTCGCCTAATGTGTTTGCTGTTGGTATTGCAGTTGCAAGAATAGGTGATAGTGCAGACGCTGGCGCAATGACAAGTGGTTCTGGTAATGTTTTCGCAAACGGTTAGAAAAACCTTATAAATATCCGTATGGCAGTCTATGATTCACAAACACAAAGTAAAAGTACACGAAATTCCAGACAATTTAGGGATATCGACTTAGACTTTAATAGAAACGCAGTTACAAATGATGTGGCTGTTGTTGAAGATGTGGTTGCTGTTAAAAGGTCAGTTAAAAATTTAATTCAAACTAACTTTTATGAGAGACCATTTCATCCAGAATTGGGTTGTGGTATTAGAGAGTTATTGTTTGAAAACTTTACACCAATGACCAAGATTTTTTTACAAAGAAAAATAGAAGAAGTTTTAATTAACTACGAACCAAGAATTAATTTACAAAATGTTGCTGTTGATGATGACCAAGATAAAAATAGATTAGTTGTTGATATTTATTTTTATGTAGTAGGTGTACCAGGTCCACAAACAGTATCAACATTTTTACAAAGGGTAAGATAATAAATGTCAAATAAACTAGTAGTTTCTGATTACGATTTTGACGCAATCAAACTAAACCTAAAATCCTTTTTACAAGGTCAAACACAATTTCAAGATTACGATTTTGAAGGTAGTTCTTTAAATATTCTTTTAGATATTTTATCTTACAACACACATTATCTTGCTTACTTAGCCAACATGGCAACAAACGAAGTATATCTTGATAGTGCAGATATAAGAAACAATATTGTATCATTAGCAAAGATGATTGGTTACACACCATCATCACCTAAAGCACCTATGGCCTCTATTGACATTAAGGTTAATAATGCTACAGGTACAAACATCACAATGAACAAAGGTACAATTTTTACAACAAGTGTTGATAATATTTCATATCAATATGTAACAAACTCAGATATTACAATTACACCGTCAAGTGGTGTTTATAATTTTTCTGGTGTTCCTATTTACGAGGGTTCTTTAGTAACTTTTAAATATACTGTTGACAGTACAGATGTAGACCAAAAATTTACTTTACCAAATGCTAATATTGATACTACAACTCTTTTAGTTAAAGTTCAAAATAGTTCTAGTGACACAACTACAAACACATATTCATTAGCAGGTGGTTATAATAATGTTACAGCTACATCAAAAGTTTATTTTATACAAGAAAGTCAAGATGGCAAGTTTGAAGTTTATTTTGGTGACGGTATTAATGGTATCAAATTATCAGACGGCAATATTGTAATTTTAGAATACATTGTAACAAACAAAGATTTATCTAATAACGCTAGTTCATTTACATTATCAGGAACAATCGGTGGATTTTCAGATGTAACAATTACAACTGTTTCTAATTCACAAGGTGGTTCTGATAGTGAAACGGATGAATCAATTAGACATAATGCACCATTACAATATGCAGCTCAAGATAGAGCTGTTACAACAACAGATTACGAAACTTTAGTACAATCAATTTATCCAAATGCATTATCAGTAAGTGCATGGGGTGGAGAAGATGATGAAACACCAAGATATGGTATTGTTAAAATAGGTGTTAAAGCTGCCTCAGGTTCAACTTTGACTGAAACAACTAAACAAGATATTGTAAATAAATTAAAACCTTTTAATGTTGCCTCAGTATCTCCTCAAATTGTGGATCCTGAAACAACTTCGGTATTATTAACTTCTACAGTAAAATATAATAGTTCTACGACTACAAAATCAAGTGATACATTAAAATCAGAAATTATTACTGCTGTCACAAATTATAATACAAATACTTTACAAAAGTTTGATTCGATATATCGACACTCTAAACTTACAGGTTTAATTGATGATGTAGATAATAGTATTTTATCAAACATCACAACTATTAAAGTTAGAAAAAGTTTTACACCAACCTTAGCTTCATCAAACAAGTATGATATTTACTTTAGAAATGCATTATTCAATCCTCATTCAGGACATAACTCAGCTGCAGGTGGTATTCTAACATCAACAGGATTTAAAGTTACAGGTAGTGACTTAGAACAATTTTTAGATGATGACGGTCAAGGTAATGTAAGAAGATATTATCTTGCTTCAGGTATTAGAACATATGCAAACAACACACAAGGCACAATAGATTACACAACAGGTCAAATTACACTTAACTCATTAAATGTAGCATCTATATCAAACATTAGAGCTGCAACATCAACTGTTATAGAATTAACGGTTACACCAGATTCAAATGATGTTGTTCCTGTTAGAGACCAAATTGTAGAAATAGATGTAGCGAATTCAGGCATCACAGTTGCAACAGACACATTTGTAGGAGGCTCCGCTGATGCTGGTGTAGGCTATACAACAACATCAAGTTATTAATGACCAATGGCAAAATTTAATGATAAAATTTCAACAATACTTAACAGCCAACTTCCAGAATTTGTAGTTGCTGACCACCCTAAATTTGCCGAATTTTTAAAAGTCTATTATCAATTATTAGAATCAGCAGAATTATCTATTGATACCATTGAAGCAACAACTGGTATTTTATTACAATCAGAAACCGGTCAAACAAATAACTTAGTATTAAACTCTAGTCGTAGAGATACAACAAGAACACTATTAGACGCTGGTGATAAAATTCTTTTAGAAGAAACTAACTTTGGTAAATTTACTAGAGGAGAGATTGTCACAGGTCAAACTTCAAAAGCAACAGCAACTGTTTTAGTTGAAGATGTTGCAAACAATAGATTAATTATATCAGCACAAGATAAATTCATAGACACCGAAGTTATTATCGGTGCAAGTTCAGGTGCTCAAGCGAATGTAACAAATTATAGACCAAATCCTGTAAACAACATATCAGACTTAATTAATTTTAGGGATCCTGACAAAGTTATCAATCACTTCTTAACAAATATGAGAAATGAGTTTTTAGCGACTTTACCAGAAAATTTAGCTGCAGGTGTCGATAGAAGAAAACTAATTAAAAATATTAAATCACTTTACAGGTCAAAAGGTTCTGTTCGTGGGCATGAAATGTTTTTTAGAATTTTATTTGGTGAAAATTCAGAAACATTTTATCCTAGAGAACAAATGCTTAAAGCTTCTGACGGTCAATTTGATTCATTAAAAGTATTAAGAGTTATTGCTACAGTAGGTGATGCGACTTTATTAATTGGTAGAACAGTAACGGGTCAAACATCTAAAGCAACCGCTATTGTAGAAAACACATCTACTTTTCAAATTGGTGCATCAACAGTTACACAATTAATTTTAAATGCAGATAGTATTCAAGGTACATTTACTGTTGGTGAAGAAGTACAAGGTACAACTTCCGACACAGACGATTACTTTATTAAAGCTAATATTACAGGTATTCCTGGAACAAAAAATATTACGAATGATGGTTCATTAAATAAAACAAGTGATACTATTACATTAACTGCTGGTGGTGAGGGTGCATTATTTCAAATCGAAGATATTGGTCCAGGAAAAATAACTGAAATAGTAATTGATGATAAAGGTACAGGCTATGAAGTAGGTGATGAGTTAACTTTTGTCAACACAGGAACAAATGGTAATAATGCAGCTGGTTTTGTAAAAGTTATAAACGGCGGTATTGCTGCCCAAAATAATAGTGTTGCAGCTGCAACAGGTGTTGAAGACCGAATTGTGCTCGAAGATGAAACAACAAGTGGTGATGCTTATGAGGGTAAGGTCATCATGCAAGAAAAATTTACTGACTTGCAAACAATAGAAGAATTTTTTATTACAAATGGTG